AGAAGGTGGTATGATGTAAGAGGTATTGAGAAAAATAGCGCTCAGTATTTTGAAGATGATAAATACTTCTGTAACATAGATCAAATATACTTGTATAAAAGAAAAGATAAATATATCCCTAATTTAAACTATTGTTTTGTTAAACCATTATTAGATAAATCAGATCTAAGGACACAGAGGGAAAAACCCCTTATTGGCGTTATGAAATACCCTAATAGTTTCTTAGAGGATCAGGGAATAACAAACGGAACAGTTGTCACATTTAGACCAAACAGTGAATTTGAGTTTATTGTTGGTGATGAGCGACTTTATTGTATGAAATCTATTGATATTGTATTGAATCATGGACATAAAGAAAACGAAGAAGAATATAATCCAAGCTGGGCAAAAAGCGGTTGATGAATTAATTAAAGTAGCTAAAGAACCTATAGTTGATAGTGATGACGATATATCAGCTGACAGATTGAAGAATGCCGCTGCTACAAAGAAACTAGCAATATTTGATGCTTTTGAAATCTTAACAAGGATTGAAGAAGAAGAGAGACTATTGGAAGATAAACCTAAAGAGGATAAACCTAAAAAATCGTTTTCTATATCTCCAGAAAAAAGAGCTCAATGAGTTACGAACAGACACTTTGGAGAGAAGTTAAAGATGTTATAAACCCTAAGATCTTAAAAAAGAACAACAGATTTAAGAAGTGGGAGTATGGTTATAATGAGGATTACGATTTTATTGTTATAAGTAAAACAGGTGAGATTGGACAGATCATTGAAATACAGAATCTCCGCATCGCTTTACCAGCAGTCGATGAACCGTATAAACGAAGCGAAAAGAAGGAGGAACAATATTGGGAAAAAGAAGAATACCCAAAAGAACTCTCGAGAATAAAGAGTACACAAGAGTGGGATCAGTATCCCAGGGATTTTAAAGAAAAATGGTTTGATTACATAAATGAAGAATTTAACCGTAGAGAACAAGGTTATTGGTATTATAATAACGGTGTTCCTAACTATATCACTGGCACTCACTACATGTACTTGCAGTGGTCAAAAATTGACGTTGGAGCACCTGACTATAGAGAATCAAATAAATTATTTTTCTATTTCTGGGAGGCCTGTAAAGCAGATAAGAGATGTTATGGGATGTGTTATCTTAAAAATAGACGTTCAGGATTTTCCTTTATGGCTTCGTCAGAGCTCGTTAACCAAGCAACAATGTCAAGCGATTCTAGATTTGGCGTGTTATCCAAGACTGGGGCGGATGCGAAGAAAATGTTTACTGATAAAGTCGTACCCATATCAGTTAATTATCCGTTTTTCTTCAAGCCCATACAGGATGGTATGGATCGCCCTAAAACAGAATTGGCATACAGGGTTCCAGCTTCAAAACTTACAAGAAGAAAACTGGACACTGGAGAACAACTGGAAGAGCTCGATGGACTCGACACTACGATAGATTGGAAGAATACTGGGGACAATAGTTATGATGGTGAGAAATTAAAACTATTAGCTCATGATGAAAGCGGTAAGTGGGAGAGACCTGATAATATTAAGAACAACTGGAAGGTGACTAAAACCTGTTTAAGATTAGGTAGTAGAATTGTTGGTAAGTGTATGATGGGTTCAACGTCTAATGCTTTAGACAAGGGAGGGCAAAACTTTAAAGATATATATTATGGATCAGATGTCACCAATAGAAATCGCAATGGTCAAACAAGCTCGGGACTATATTCTTTATTCATACCTATGGAATGGTCCTACGAAGGATTCATTGATTCTCATGGCGTACCTGTATTCAGTACACCAGAAGAATCCGTACTTGGGATTGATGGAGAACTTATAAGTATAGGTGTAATAGAGCATTGGCAAAATGAAGTTGATGGTCTAAAGAATGATCAAGATGCGTTAAACGAATTATATAGACAATTCCCCAGAACAGAACAACACGCTTTTAGAGATGAAACTAAACAAAGCTTGTTCAACCTTGTTAAAATATATGAGCAGATAGATTACAATGAAGATATAAATAATGCTGCTAATATAACAGAAGGTAATTTTCAATGGGAGAATGGTGTTAAAGACACGAGGGTTGTTTTTCATCCTTCTAAAGATGGTAGATTTAAAATTTCATGGGTTCCACCTAAAAATTTACAAAATCGAGTGATACTTAAGGATGGGTTTAAATATCCTGGTAATGAACATATTGGAGCTTTTGGTTGTGACAGTTATGATATTTCAGGTACAGTTGATGGTAAGGGTTCTAAAGGAGCGCTTCATGGATTAACTAAGTTTAGTATGGAAGATGCGCCACCTAACCACTTCTTCTTAGAATACGTACAGAGACCACAGACAGCTGAAATATTTTTTGAAGACATTTTAATGGCTTGTGTGTTTTACGGAATGCCAATATTAGTTGAAAATAATAAACCAAGGTTACTTTACTATTTAAAACGTAGAGGTTATAGAGGTTTTTCGATGAATAGACCTGATAAAACTTGGAACAAACTGTCAGTTACAGAGAGAGAAATTGGTGGTATACCAAACTCAAGTGAAGATGTTAAGCAAGCTCATGCTGCGGCTATAGAATCTTATATAGAGAATTACGTTGGTTTTTCTAATAACCAATATGGAGATATGTATTTCCAAGAAACACTAGAAGATTGGGCTAGATTTGATATAACAAGTAGAACAAAGTTTGATGCTACTATAAGTTCAGGTTTAGCTATTATGGCTTGTAATAGGAATTTATATAAGCCAGTGGCTGATAGAACAGTCAAGAAGATCAATTTAGGTATAAAAAGATATGACAATAAAGGTTTTATTTCAAAAATAATAGAATAAATGATTTATACTAACATTAATAGCTCATTTCCTGATCAGGTAGTACCAGATATAGAGAAACAGAGTTTAGAATACGGTAAACAAGTTGGGAGAGCCATAGAATACGAATGGTTTGGTGGTAGTAGTAATGGGTCTTACGGAACAACCGGTGGAAGATTCTCAACCTATTATAACGATTTTCACCAAAGAAGATTATATGCTAGAGGAGAACAATCAATACAAAAATACAAAGACGAATTATCTATAAATGGAGATTTGTCTTATTTAAATTTAGATTGGAAACCAGTACCTATAATACCTAAGTTTGTAGACATTGTAGTAAATGGAATGTCTGATAAAGTTTATGATATAAAAGCTTACGCTCAAGATCCGGAATCGATATTCAAAAGAACTCAATATGCTGATGGTTTATACAGAGATCTAAAGCAGAGAGAACTTATAGAGATGATAGCTCAGAGTACGGGTATAGATTTAACGAGCGCTCAAGGACGAGATTTAGATATAAGGACAGAGGAAGAACTTTCTGTTCACATGCAACTTAATTACAAGCAAGCTATAGAAATAGCTGAAGAAGAGGTTATAAATGATACATTAGATAGGAACAAATACGAGTTAACTAAAAGAAGAATTAATTACGATTTAACCGTATTGGGTATTGGAGCAAGTAAAACTTCTTTTAATAGAGCTAATGGTATAACAGCTGAATACGTTGATCCTGCTAATTTAGTCTGGTCATACACTGAAGATCCAAACTTTGAAGATATTTATTATGTAGGTGAAGTAAAATCTACAACAATACCAGAATTAGTAAAAAGATTTCCTCATTTAACACCTGAGCAGATAGAGAAAATACAGAAATACCCAGGTAATACTAATTACACTAGAAATTGGAATGGTAGAGATAATGGTGATACGGTTCAAGTACTTTATTTTGAATATAAGACATACACAAATCAAACTTGGAAAATAAAAGAAACACCTTATGGCTTACAAAAAGCTTTAGAGAAACAAGATACATTTAATCCACCTGAAACGGATTCTTTTAAGAAGGTTGGTAGATCTATAGAAGTTCTATATACAGGAGCTAAAATATTAGGGCATGATGATATGTTGGAGTGGAAAATGTCTGAAAATATGACAAGACCATTTGCTAATTCCACTAAAGTCAACATGAATTATAATATATGTGCACCTCGCATGTATAAGGGCAGAATAGAATCTTTAGTTGGTAGAATGATGAGTTTTGCTGACATGATACAAATAACCCATTTAAAGCTACAACAAGTATTGTCTAGAATGGTACCTGATGGTGTGTTCTTAGATGCAGATGGTTTAGCTGAAGTTGATTTAGGTAATGGTACTAACTACAATCCAGCAGAAGCATTAAACATGTATTTCCAAACTGGTAGTATAGTTGGTAGATCAATGACTCAAGACGGTGATTTAAACAGAGGTAAGGTACCAATACAAGAATTACAGACCTCTGCTAGTGGGGCTAAGATACAAGCATTAATACAAACGTATCAGTATTATTTACAAATGATGCGAGATGTAACTGGACTTAACGAAGCTAGAGATGGTAGCATGCCTGATCAAGATGCCTTGGTTGGTTTACAGAAACTTGCGGCGGCTAATTCAAATACTGCTACAAGACATATATTAAAGTCTAGTTTATATTTAACATTAAGAACCTGTGAGAATATAGCTTTAAGGATAGCTGATTGCTTGCAATTTCCATTATTAAGAGATTCAATACAATCTAGTATATCAAGGTATAATGTTGGGACGTTAGATGAGTTGATGAGTTTAAACTTACATGATTTTGGTATATTCTTAGAGTTAGAACCAGATGAAGAAGAAAAAGCTACATTGGAGCAAAGTATACAAATAGCACTACAACAACAATCTATATATTTAGAAGATGCTTTAGATATTAGAGAGGTTAAGAATTTAAAATTAGCTAATCAATTATTGAAGCAAAGAAGATCAAGGAAATTAGAACAAGATCAAGCTGCACAACAAGCTAATATACAAGCTCAAGCTCAAGCAAACGCAGAGCAGGCGGAGAGAGCAGCAATGAATGAAGTTCAAAAACAACAAGCAATAGCTGAAACAACACTACAAGTTGAACAAGGCAAATCTCAGTTTGAAGTACAGAAACTACAACAAGAAGCTGAAATTAAAAAGCAGTTGATGGAACTAGAGTTTCAATTTAATATGCAATTAGCACAAGTAGAAGCTAATTCTAAAATATCAAATGAGAGAGAAAAAGAAGATAGAAAAGATCAAAGAACTAAGATACAAGCAACTCAACAAAGCGAGTTGATTGATCAAAGACAAAATAATTCGTTACCTAAGAATTTTGAATCAGCAGGTAATGATGTAATGGGTGGAATTGACTTAGGTCAGTTCGAACCAAGATAACCAATAATTTTATAATATTATATTATGTCAGTAAAAGAAGATGTAGAAGGTTTGAAAGTTAAAAAGAAACCTAAAAAATTAGCTAATAAAAAAGCACCTGAAACTATTAAAGTAGATCTTTCTAAAAAGGAAGAAGAAGTTGAAAAAGTAGAAATAAAAGAAGATGCCATTCAAGAGCCAACAACAGAGAAAATGGATGTACAAGAACTTCCCGCAGATGGCAAAGAAGTGGGAGAAACACACTCCAAAGAAGAAAAAGTTACCGAAGAGGGTAAAAAAGAAGAAATAGGTGTAATACAAGAGATTACAGGGGAAGAAGTGAGTGAAACTACTTCAACTGAGAATATTAAGGAAGAAATTAAAGACAATCCACAATTAAACCTACCAGAGAACGTTGAGAAGTTAGTTAACTTTATGAATGAAACTGGGGGAACTATTGAGGATTATATTCGATTAAACGCTGATTACTCAAACGTAAGTGATGAAGCTTTATTAAAAGAATACTATAAAAACACTAAACCTCATCTCGATGACGAAGAAATAGGTTTTATCATGGAAGATAATTTCCTATTTGATGAAGATTATGATGATGAGAAAACAATACGCAAGAAAAAGCTTGCGTACAAAGAAGAAATTGCTAAAGCCAAAGGGTTTTTAGAAGATTTAAAGGGTAAGTATTACGATGAGATCAAGTTGAGACCAGGTGTTACCCAAGATCAACAAAAAGCTATGGACTTTTTCAATAGATATAACGAGGAACAGAAGAGAGCTGAACAGCAACACAGTGATTTTAAAGCTCGTACAAAACATTTTTTCTCAAACGAATTCAAAGGTTTTGATTTTAATGTAGGAGAAAAGAAGTTTAGATACGGAGTACAAAATCCAAATGAAGTTGCAGATGTTCAAAGTGACATAACCAATTTTGTAAAGAAGTTCTTAAACGAAGACGGTAGTGTTAAGGATCATCAAGGGTATCATAAAGCTCTATATACCGCTCGTAACGC